TCTTAGGGTCACGGTCAATCTGGCCCTCTACGTGAACAACCAAAGCGTTGAGGAAGTTGATTGGGTGCAGACGAGTCTTTGCGATTCGCTCTGCGTCAGCAAGCCTCTCAGCGTAGTCAGCCGTGAATACCATGTCCTTGAATGCACCAATACGGGCGAGCCGCGTGATGTTTCGGACAAGTGCCTGTCCTTCAAGCTGGTTGTTGTAGAAAAGAGTCTTCCAGACCTTCTCATCCTTCAAGAACTGAGTTGGGATTGTCTCCCAAGGTAGGTTCTTGAATTCTCCAAGGGTGTCAACGACGTTTGCAACCGAAGTTGCTCGCTGCATTTCCTTGAATCCAAGAAGGATGTATGGCGCATCCGGACCAAGCTCGTCCTTGCCCAGAATGAAGTTTCCAACAGTCTGGTCAACACCCTTTGGGTGAGCAAGACGGAACAAGTCTCGGTGAGACCATCCGTTACGCTGACGGTACTTCACAGCCTGGTAAGCGAGCTTACCTGCTGGCATGTTCTCATACCAATCCGCGATTGCTCCTCGCTTTGCCCGACCCCATCCACCAAGGTTCTTGATGTACTCGGCAAACTCGAAGAGAGCCGTGGAGGTACGTGCAACTCGCGGAACAGCCGCTCTTGCAGCAGCCTTGTTCTGACCCTCGGTGAGAATCAAAGCCAAAGCGAATAGCGCAGGGCTGTTCTTGACGGCTCGACCATCCTCAGAAACCGCAATTACGGTCTCCAAGACAGCCTGCTCGTTTCGGGCAATCATGTCCTTGAGGAACTTGACATTCTGCTCAGTAAGCTTGCGCTCACCGACGTAGTAAGTTCCGCCGTCCACACCGAGAATGAGGAACCTCTCAAGGCGGCTATGGTCATCTACGCCAAAGACGTATGAACCAGCATTGTTCTTCACCTCATCGGTACGACCTGGAGTCCTCTTGGTGAGAGGAGTGTTTGTGCGCTCGACCTTCTGGCCGCGAGCGTAGTTAGTTAGTGCATTGGACATTTCTGTCTCCTTTCGTCCCATCCTGTGGGAATAGTTTAGCTAGTCAGCTTGAAGCGTCTAGCTCTTGGATAAGTTCTCCGAACTCTCCGTAGTATTCGTACTTATCTGTTACACCAGTCTCGGTGATATAGGTAATCATAACAACTGCGTACTCATCCCAGCAAGTCTCACAGCCACCAATTTCGCGGGTTTCTTCTTCGTACTTGGTAACTTCAATCGCAGAAACCCCGCGATTTCTGAGCATAACCAGCATTGCATTCTTGATTGCCTGCTCAACAGACATGATATACCCCTTTACTTCCAAAAGTAAAGCGGGTCACCTTCATTTATTAGGGTGACCCGCGACCAAGCTCAAAGGCTTGGGAGGCGACTGTGAAGGGACTTGAACCCTCGGCCTCTGCCTTGACAGGGCAGCGCTCTGACCAACTGAGCTACACAGCCATTGCGACTTTCGCCGCTACGCGGAAGTGGAGGGATTCGAACCCCCGGTGGATTTAACTCCACTCTAGTTTTCAAGACTAGCGCCATAAGCCTGACTCGACCACACTTCCATTATGAACACGAACATATTGGTGAGCAACGACGTTTTAGATGCTTCCATTACACTACACCGAGATGGCCCCGGCGCTGGGATTCGAACCCAGACCCTCTTTTTGACAGAAAGATAACCGTTTCTCGTTCGGCTCGTATTCAACTGTGCGAATGGTAGGAATTGAACCTACGACCCCTGCTTTATCAGAGCAGTGCTCTAACCCCTGAGCTACACTCGCATTGTAGTTTGGACATGTGACGGAATCGGAGATGCCCCGGCTTCCCGTGGGGCAATGATGGACTCGAACCATCTGCCGATATATTTTCCAGTAATATTAGATAACCGATTACCATTCGGCCCAAACTATCGCACCCGCTGTAGGAGTCGAACCCACGCCCTCTGCTTTGGAGACAGATGTGCTTCCGTAACACTTAGCGGATATATCCCGTACTTTTATCAGCTACGCTCTAGAGCGTAGCACTCCGTTAGGAGAGGTTGTACGGGGAACCTTTGGCTGCCCACCTAGGATTCGAACCTAGAACCTACTGGTTCAGAGCCAGTCGCAACTGCCAATTGTGCTAGCGGGCAAAACCTGCTTCTTATCGAAGCAGTAATACTACTGTAGCAGACTCGCTTATGCTTGTCAACTCAGAAGCTCAAGAACTTTGTCAATCAGTTCGTCACAGTCACCTTCGTAGGAACGGAAGGCCATCTTTGAGAACCCGGTTCTTTCCTTGTTGATAATGATTGTCTTCTTGATATTATCCATAACAAGGGCGGCTGCCGGATACACGTTTAGTGAAGTTCCAATTGCTACTACAAAATCTGCCTTTTGAACAGACCATGCGTTGAGAGCCTTGAACATCTTCATGTCCAGAATCTCTCCAAAGAGTACCACATCCGGGCGGGTTTTGTTAGTCCAGCAAGACGTGCAAGCCGGGGCACCTTTTTCGTACCAAGGCAATACATCTGTTCCCTTACACTTCATGCACCTCGTGCGCATTACTCCGTGTAGATGAGCAACATTATCAGACCCGGCTCTTTCGTGCAAATCATCGATGTTCTGTGTTGCGATAATCGCATCATGACTCTTTTGAAATTCCGCGATAGCCTTGTGTGTATACGTCGGCTCAGCGTTTTGCATGGCAACCTGTGTTGGTCCCCAATGCTTATCCCAGAGTTCGTCTAGGTGGTTACCGTAGCGAGAGGCGTGAGACTTCTTCTCCAAATCGGAGTCAGTCCACGTAGAGCCGCCGTCACGGTACGTAGCAATTCCAGCATTAGCTGAAATCCCAGCACCAGTTAGGAATAGAATTGTCATGCGCGACTCAACAGTTTGTCAACTGCATCATCGAACCGCTTCATCAGTTCTGGCTCATTATGCCTAAGCCATGCAACCTGCCACGGTTGTGCGATGAAGGTTTCCAATACCATTTCCAAATTCTCAATGGCTTCACGCTTATCAGCATCCTCTGGTGGAATGTACTCATAGCGTCCACAGCCCTTGCAGATGAAATCCATTATTCTCCTTTCGGAAGTGCCTTGCCGGGGAGTCGAACCCCGTCTTTCGCTTTTAGAGAGCAACGTGCAATCGTTACACTTGCAAGGCTGAGTGGGTGGGCTGACTCGTATACGTTGATTACCAGCCTGTAACCTTTGAAACCCAGAATGGTCTGGTTTAGCACCCGCGATTTTCAGCTTACTATCGCTTCTACATGACTGTCAACCTCCTCTCTGTTGAGAGACAGGCTTGACAGTGTTCTAGTCTAGAACTCCGAACACATCCGCTGAGGCAGGACGCCTTTCGGTGAGTCCGATTGAACAAGCCCAGCACCAGAACAAATCATGGTCACATTCAGTGGACTTCATCTTAGCCCAGCCAGGGAAGGCTTCAGGCTGAGGACCGGAGAAGCAGACCCCGCAAATTTCATCGGGACCAAGCAGCCTACCAGAGTTACAGGTGTGACAGACTTCGGGACGGTTGCCCTTGTCTGCCCGCCTTTCACGCTGAGTAACCTCTCGTGGTGGCAGTGTACCATCTGGATTAGGTAGAAGGGAACCCTTCTTGGCGTTGCATTCCTTCTCCATCAACTTCAAGTTTGAAGTATCCCAGACTTCCTCTGTGGTCCATCCATTCTCGTAACACCAACTCTGAGGCATCCAGTGGTCAATAGTGACCTCTTTCTTGCCAGTTGCGTTAAAGTCGAGCTTGTTTCCACAGCCGGGGTACATACAAAAGTCCCCGTCGCGCTTTACCAGCACAGCGAGGATTTCATCACGTTGCATCTTTACAGTGTTACTCATTCTGCGTGACTCCTAAGACATTTGTTCTTCTTTCTCCTAAGAATTATAAAGTGATTCGGAAGGTTCTACCGGTTCTTGCTCCGCAGAAATACCTACAACCGCTGCGTCGGGTAGACAGGATTTGAACCTGCGACTTCTCGGTCCCAAACCGAGCGCTCTGACCAAGCTGAGCTACAACCCGTGATGTAGCAACCGAGGTGAGTTTTTCCTCTGCCCCACCATTATCGTGGGAATCGCTACATTTACTACTTTAACACACTCGCCTAGAATCTGTCAACTTCGCCGGATTAGCGAGTTTGCATATCTATCGATTGCTTTTCTTACTGCTCTATTACTCTTCTGCTCAGCCCGCGCCTTCTTGTATGGCTGAAAGCTCCGGTACTGCACAAACATCTTGATGGCGATGACTCCTAGGGCAATCACATAGATTAGTCCCCAGAGAGCCAAGAGTGCAAGAATTACCACGAATGGAATCCACATCGGTGCGAATACCCACCACCATGAATGGTCGAAGTGTCCGAACAGCTTAGCTGCTACAAACACCAGAGTCAAGGCTGGGAGGAACCAAGCAGTTCCTCCGCCACTCTTTTCATTGCTCACGTACTGGCCTCACATCAAACTCAAGACCTTCATGCTGTTCAACGAAGAACATGACAGTTACGGGGTCGTCTTCCATTTGCTGCCGGTCGATTCCGGCAGCAACGTCCAAATCTTCCGTTCCATAGGCTACCTTGAGTTGGTCACGGTGGACACGATAGCGCCCCTTGACTGTGAATTCAAACTCAAAGTGCTCTGGCAATTCAGCCAAATCTCTGCTCCTTAGCTAGTCTCTGAATGAAATCAGAGTAGTGCTTTCTGATAGAGCCCGGAGGCTCACCATTGCAAGCATCCCACTTCTCCAGCAAGCTTGTCAAGTTGTGATAACTCGTTGGGCAGAGATGATACACAGAGTCACCAATCTCTACCTTGACTAGCTTATGTGGCTTGGGTACGTGCTTATTAGAGCAGATACATACCAAATACCCAATATCTACAATCTCATTTACATCATTCATTATGTTTTGTTATATTCTCAAGTGTAATTGATACTCTAGAGCATCCTCTTGCTTGATGTCAAGTTGCAGTCAGCCGACCGCATGGGAGGCATGCTCAGAGAACCTTCAATCTTGATAGATACTCCTCCAATTCTGCTGGCATCTTGCGCTTCGGAGCCCTGATAACCCCGTCCTGCTTGTCTTCCTCAATCTTGTTTCGCTCAATCTCCTGATGGATGTCAGCCAGGGTCTTGATTTCGATGACTTCATTTGCATTTCGCGGAGTGTGTGCGATAGCATTGTAGATAGCCCCACACACTGCGTCTGCCAAGTCCTTACTTCCCTTGCGAGGGTGGTCAACCTTATCGTTCTTCATAATTCGAAGCTGCAAAAGTTCGTCAATAAGCAAGTCTAGCTTTGGTCCAGTTAGACGTTGTTCTGCAACGACCATTGCGAAGTCTTCATAGTGTTTCTTTGCAACAGAAAGTCTCTCAGACCTGAGTCCCATGGACTTCAGATAGTCGATTGTATCTGCTGATTCCCAGCGGTCAAAGGTAGTTAGCTTCAAGTCAAACCCGCGTCTCTTGAGTGACAAGATGTATTCACGAATCTCCGTAAAATCTACGTTCTTTGTCTTAGATGGAGTCCAGTAACGGACTGCATCTACCACGATAACCGGCGCTGGTTCGGTCATATTAGCACCAATCTTACGAGTTTCCCACTTCTCGACGTGTGCCAAAGCGACGGCTGCATGGTCGTGAACACGAGCCAAGTCAACATGGACGTAGTATTGCTTGTCAGCCTTGGGTAGGAAGTCATCCTCGAAGACGCCATCAAGGCTATTTCCATTTCGTCCGTTGAATGCATATTCAATCTTCTGGCGGTCCTTGAAGAATGCGTCAATAGCATCAGGTGGCATGCATGCATAACGACCACCGGCATCAAGTGGGTTATCGAAGAAGTCAACCATGTAATCTTCAATCTTCTTGGTTGGGTTGACTTCCCACGAAGGTCGCTTGAGAGCAAAGACTCCAGGGGTCTTGTAGCTCATGATATGGTCTTCTTCCCACTCAATCTCAAATTCGTTCCCCTCAACGCCGTCTGGCAAATCAGGGTTGAGCTTGAACTTGTGAGTGCGAATGATAGTTTCCTTCTCGCCAATAACCTTATCGTAAGCCTGCTGGATAAAGTCGCCCTTGAAACGAGGGAATGACAAGAGGACTAGCTTTCCGAAGTCTGGGAATCGTGACGTGACAGATGCACGGTACATATCATAGACAGCCTGTGCAGTCTTGGCCTGCTCGTTTCCAGAGGTTGACTCCAATGCGAACCCGGCAATCTCGTCAAGTACGACGTAGAGGACGTTATATCCTTCCCAAGCCTCTCGCTCAGAGTGGCCTGAGTAAACGTTGACGTTTTTGTCGAACTCGAAGTGCCCCTGCTTCTTGGTGTACTTACCCATGAACCATGGAGAGCGCTCAATTCGGTTTGTGAATCCCTTGAAGAAGACGTTCTGCGCCTGCGTTGCGTTGATAGCGATGTTCAGAATGTCAATTGTGTCTCCGGGCGGCTTGTTGTAGTACTTAGCCGGGTCTTTCAAGCAAAGCAACAGATATACGATGTAGGCACAGGCGATTGTGGACGTAAAGTCCTTTCCGCTACCCTTACCAAGTTGGAAGATAACCTCTCGCTTGGTTTCCGCCCACCGCTTTTCACCAGCTTCATATCCATATAGATTATGTAGGGTCTCTCGCTTATAGATTTGAGAGCTAACCCTGATTAGCTGGTATTGGTATTTGGACAGAGGAGTGTCTGGCAAGTTGAGGTAATCTTCGCTTGTTACGAACTCCTCAATCTCAACCGGGCGCTCCTCAAAATCCTCACCGTCAAGAAGATTGAGGATGTCACCAAAGTCGAATGACATGACAATAAGCCCACCCGCTATGCGGGTGAGCCGTCCTCCTTAATGACCATAGAATCAGGCATCGGTTCGGGGCTCTTCCCATACCGGCTGAGTCTACGTCTAACTTCAAATGCACAGTGCTCGCAGTTGGCGGTTACTTCAAGAAGAATTGTCTTGATGATTTCATTCTTCTCTTCCATCTCTGCAAGTTCATCTCCCAAGGCGGCATCATCATACAACCCGGCCTTTTGGAGCATCTCGACCTTCTTCATTTCTACGTCGGCAATGTTCTTCAGGACTGTTGCCTTCGTCTTAAGGTCGTTATTGTTGTCAGCCTGCTCGACGGTTTCCCATGAGCGATTAATGACCATATCAAGGTGGGCATCGGCTTCTTGAAGAGCTTCCTTGGCCCGCTCTTTTACCGCGTCATCATTGCGCCAAATCTCTTTGGACTCTTGGATGAGGTCCATTACCTCAACGCGCTTAAGCCCCAGTTCCTTGGCGATAGTACCGGGCTGCTTATTCCCCTTGAGGTACTTCTCTTGGACTTGGAGCCTAAGCGCTTCTCTATCTGGAATAGATAGCTCAGTCAAGGTACTCCACCACGGTTGCGCCGTCATGCCCATGAATGGCGATAACGTCCTCAATGGAGTTGTAATAACAATGGCTGCTAATACTAGTCAGCCATCTCATAGCGACGGTACCGTCTGTAAAGACGACACCCTCAGTGACATAGCCGGTTCCTGAAATACCGGATTCATCAAAGTTCCGCTTGAGTTTAAACTTCCGCACTTGCTCTCCTACGCCGTCTACGCGGCTTGACCTTGCCCTTTAGCTCATCTGTTCGGAATGACTTCCATTCCCCAGTGAGCGTATCCTTACAATCTATCCATCGAACGTCGAGAGTGATGTTGTGGGCAAGGCAGCGGAACGCATAGGTTCCCTGTTTCCTTTTAATTTTGATTTTGTCACCCGGTTCGATTACATCTTTACCGTGGATGTAGATATATTCTACGTCAATGTCAGGATGAGTTGCATATGCATCATCCCACCACCGGTCGTTTTTCACACCCCTGTTTTTATATGGTGGAGCCATTATGAATGGCCTCCATTTCTTGTTGGGGACCAAACTGAACCTTTGAATGTAAAGATTCTATGAGTTCGTCCACCACACTCTTCGCAATACGAGAACTTATCTCGGTCCTCCACAGGAACATTCTCCTCAATGGTAGACCCGCAGTCCTCACATCTGTAATCGTAGTTTGGCATGGTTATAGTATATCACATTCTGGTCAACTGGAATCGGGGCGTGCAAAAGCCGGGAGTCAAAGACTCCCGGCCAGTGCTAGTTTGCTCAGATTCCGCCTAGAGTATCTGTCCAGTTTACGATGGATGCAGCCCAGTAGTTATATGAGGTGCTGTAATTCTCAGTTACTCCATCTGGTCGAACATATAGTGGGCTCGTCTTCGGGTGAACGCCGTCTGCCAGGTAAGTGGTCAAAAGGCCAGGGTTACTCATGAATCGCTGAGTCCACTGGATAACGTGGTTGACCGGCATGTTCTGGTAAATAGCCAGGTTCACAGCCATGCTGTTTCGCTGGTCATTACGCTCTGTGTATTCGGTCGCAGGCCAACGAGTAGCCTGAACGTCAACCCAGAACAACTGGGTGGTCACACCATCAGTCCTTGTCGCGTTCAGTGAATTTACGAACGCCTGAGCCCGCTTGATTTGCGCGGCCATGACGGTTGGATTGAAAATGTCATTCGTTCCGGTTGCCATAATAACGACATCGGGAAGAGAATCCTGTGCTACTAGCCAGTCAACAGCCGGTGCCGTAGGACGACCTGACCAGTAATTGATGTAGACGGACTTGCCCTTCTCAGCAAATCGGTCAGCAAGAGCGTATCGACCACCAGCAGTAATCGAATCTCCCATAATCAATACCTGCTCACTGCAACCATTGAGGTCATAGTCACGGATTGTTACTACAATCCCGCCGCTGGCCTTGAAACATTGCGTGCCATGACTCCATGATTGCCAATCTCCAAGCTCGCCACTTCCATACGGACCCGGCGATGTCTCGTAGGCAACTTGAGCGGGCAGTTTAACCTCAGGTGTCGAAGAAAGACCCCAGGCAAATCCTACCGCCGCAACTGCCACCAGCGCAATCATGGACTTGATAAACTTCTTCATACTATCCTCCTTCGTAGTTCCATCAGTTCTCGCCCAGACTATCATGCAAGTTGGGCAGAGTCAACTTTCTCCAGAACTTTTCTGCTGAACTCTCCGACACTTCTGACGCGCTTCGCGCCTTCGATGTGCTTGTTCCAGTCTCTGGTTAGGAGGTATGCATCAGTCCCAGCCTTGATAAGGTCGTAGTAATTCTCAGGCTTGTCATCGACCATCATATCAGTCCAGACATCTGTCTTGTCTGCTGTAAATGTTAGTGAGTGGTATCTGATACCATCTCGCTCAAGACAAGCCGCTGTCAAATCTTCGGCTAGGCCCGGATATTTCTTCCAGCCACGATGAGTGATGATGTGGACTTTGTGACCTGCGTCATAGACAGAGTTGATAGCATCAACTGCTCCGGGGAATGGTGCGGTGGCGAAAATAATTCCGTCACGCACTCCATCCACCCAGAACTTGTGGAACTTGCTGTTTGACCAACCCCAATCCTTCCAGAAGTCCCATTGAGTCGTACTTGCCTTGAGACCTTCGTAGCCATTCAAACGCAAGTACTTATCCACTCCTGCATGAAATGAGGAGATTACCCCATCATAATCATACCCGACGTGCATGGCTCAAAACCTTTTCCTTCAAACTCTCAAGGCTGTCATCGTTGAGGATAATGACATTGAATGGCCAACTATCAAGGCCGACTTCTGAGATATGGTCATTAGCAGGCTCGACTCCTGGTCGAGTGACCCGCCAAATCTCACCCTGATACTTTCTGATTGCCGTGGCTTCATTCTGGAACCTACAATCAGTGAAGACGTAATTCTTGCCGGGTTGAAGGCCGAAGAATGCCGCATTTACCCAGATGTTTTCACCAAGGATGTTTCTTCCTACCTCTGTGCCCATTCTTTGGAGCAACCGGCGAACCTCTGGTCCGTAAAGTGTATTCTTTACACCATCCCATCCATGCTCGTCAATAACTGTCTGCAATCTAGTTACAAACAAAAGTCTGTCTGGAGCTTTGTCATGAGATACAAGAGGGTCAAGTGCGTACAAAGCTTCTCGTAGCTTATCTGCAAAGGCCACTCTGACAAACCCAGCTTCTTCTACAAGAATATCGGCTACGGTGTCCTTACCGCTACGTGCGTACCCCGAGAGTCCTACAATCATTTAATTTTCCTAACTACAATCATTCGAAGGTCAGGAATGCTCAATAGCTGTTCCCGACTGATGTGCGGCTCACAACCGTCATAGTCGATTAGACTTACGGTGTTGCCGTCTAGCAACTGGTCGGCAAATACCTCTGCATCAAACCGGCTTTTGTCCCATTCGAGGGTTACGCACCAATCTTCTCTTGTGCTGAGGAATTTCTGCATTCCGGCCCAAATCTTCGGTTCCGCGCCCTCTGCATCAATCTTGATTAGTGGGTCAAACCAGTCTCGTCGGTAATTGAACATGTCTAGAGTCTCAACCCTGACAGTCTTGCCATCTACAAGATGGCCTCCTCCCGAATGTCCATCTGGAACGCTAAGGTCTGCATACCCCGCCTCATCAGACAAGGCAAGATTGTAGATATCAACGTCAGTCCTGTTGATGATAGCTGTTCTATGGAGCATCTTGGATACTTCCTGATTTGGCTCAAACGCCTTCACACTCAACCCGGCTTTTGCTGCCATCATCGAATAGTATCCGACGTTAGCGCCAATGTCAATGAAGGTTTCGTGCTTCTCAAATTGCTGAGACATCCATACCGAGACCCATGACTCCCAAAAGCCGTCTTGCCAATGTGGGGTAAAGGCTTGGTCATCAGCTTCTACATACAACCAGAATGAGGAAAGGTATCGTGCCCTGAGCCCATGTTCGTCACTAACCATCTTACCCCCGACTCTAGCAATAGTCTCTAGCTCTCTCCTACTTTCGAATCTCATCTTTTCAACCCATATTCTTCAATGTAGCGCCGAATTGTGCGCTCATTGACTCCACAAAGCCTGGCAATCTGCTCGGGAGTCATCTTGTCTTTACAGTAACGGAGCTTGAGCCATGTCTTGCTCTTATAAAGGTCAGGCAATTTTATACCTCACAACATCAATCCCGGCTTTTTCGGCGGCAATAGAGCAGTGCCTTGTGCCATGGCTGACGTGTTTACCTTGGACCAGTTGGCAAGGCCTGCCGTTCTTACCTTTACAGAGCCGTCCGAATGCAAGACATTTGTTCGGCTTTGGCTGCTTCTTAATCATTTCCATATTGCGGATTGGTCCTGCCGCATTGCGGTACCTGTCCCAATCAGCCTCCATTGGGTCTGTCTCAAAGCCCAAGTATTTCGCGGCTCTATCGGCAAGCATGTCTGCTGACAACTCTTCGCCAGTATCTTTGTCAAGATATGAACACGCTCCGTGACGCACAACAACATCTGGCTGACCTTCAAATGCAGCCAGGGCCTCAAGGATGGTTGCGTAATCGCCCCAATCCCGAGACCCTGTAACTAGAATAATGTAGCTCAATTAAGTCCTCGTAGTCTTCTTGTGGTATCCGAAGTAGGACAGGCCGAAGCTGTCACCTACGTCGTTGTCCGTCAGCTTGAGGTCAGGCCATTTCTTGTTGAAATAGTCCATCGTCCTCTGCTTCCGAATCTCTCTAACCTTGTTAGTGTACCACGACGCTGAGTACCCTGGGTAGTCAACCTTAAGAGCTTCTTTCTGAGTCTTCGTGAAGGACTTGTTCCCGATAAAATTCTGCCACTCTGTGGGCTTGATGTGGACAACTTCTGCATCGTGTCTAAGTAGTTCGCTCAGAATTGCTCCGTACATCAGGCTCAGCTTGATTGTGACATCTACATTCCTATTGTTCGCAAGGATAGCGCCTTCCATAGCAATATATCCGACATTATCAAAGGTGTTAGATAGAGCGTGCAGCTTCTTTCCCGCATCCCGAATTCTTTCGAAGACATCTGCTCCCTCGAAATTGATTTTACCCCAACGCTCTGGGCGTCGGTTGTAGAATACACAGAATGCAAGGGAGTAAGTGGAGGCATCAATGCCCATTACACGGTTAGCCCGCTTTTTTGAGAGATTTGCTAGTCCCGCCATCGTAACCAATCATTTCAAGTAGTCGTGCTCTGTCGGACTTCTTGTCACCGGCTTCACACGCTTCGCACACCTTGCCATCGTTATATCTAGACAGCTTAGTGTTGCAGCCTTCCCTTTCACATGTTCGAATGGCTCCCTGACGACGAGCCTTCTTGTCGTAATACTGCTCCATCAATCGAGCGTTAGTCGCTCGACGGCAGCATTCATCGGAATGGTATTTCATATTGTGAGTGCGAGCCTCAAACTCTTCATCACAATCGGGATTTGCGCAAATCCTTTTCACTAAATCTTCGGCACCTTCATGGCCTCAATTTCGATGGTGGCCTCTGGAGCGTCAGCACTCCAGCATGTCAATTGCACGGGGCAAGCCGCGCAAATCTTGTTGTTCTTACGGAAAGGTCGGTTCGGCACTTCGCCATCTTCCCATGCTGCCCGAACCTTTCTCAGCCAGTCAAGGCACTCTTCCAAGAACGCTTCGTTCTCTGGAGTCATCTCTACTGGGATAATCATGAATTCCTGAGTGTTCTTGTCTTCGTAGAACAAGAATCCCCACTTGCAGTTCTCTGCCTTCATGTAGATGAGTAGCTGTAGGAGATTATTCTCCTTTGGCTTACCCGTGATAAAACGGTGCTGGTAAGCTTCCGTTCGAGTTGTCTTGATTTCTCCAACCATTCGCTCACCGTCGAAATTGACAATAAGGTCAATGTATCCACGAATCGGTGGGTCTTGGAGACGCATTTCCTTTTCGGTCTCCTCCACAATCCCGGCATCCTTGAACACTTGTTCAATGCGGGTGTGACCGAAGGTTCCATTACTCATAATGGCAATGCCGAGAGCATCGCCCTTCTCTACGAAATCCGCGCCATCAAAAGCAATCTTCCAATAGCGCGCACAGGTGGCATTTCCATATCCTAGCGAACTAGGGCTGAATGTCTCCTTCTTCGTAAACTTACTTTCTCTTCGTTGCTTAAGGTAGGCTTCAGCAAGAAGGTCCGCCAGGGCATTCGGATTGAACGCCGCTGACGGATTCCTAAACTTCAGCGCCTTTACGATTTCGCTTGGCATATTATAATGATATCACAGTTGACCGGAATTTCCATATTTGGAAACTAGCCTGTCAATCCATGACATAAACTCCTCTGTAGTTCGTTCTCGCTTCGCGTAATTGCAGAAGCGGCAGGCGGGCACTAGGTTGTCAAGATTGTAACTCTTGGAGCTATCCACTCTATCAATACCGTTGTACCAGAATTCGATATTCTCTTTTCCTACAACCTTGACATTCGATGGAGGCGAGTCGCAGTAATAGCAATCCTTTACAATCAACTCCCTGAATTCATCAAGGGTAATCTCCATAGGAATCCCGCGTTTTTGTGCAGAGAATTGGTATGAACCAAAGACTTGCTGTGATGCCCAGCGTGGCGCATTTACAGCCTTCGGCCTTCTCGTCCACCGACATTCCATGCAACCCTTAACTCTACCCGTTAGCAAGTAGTTTCTCCTCATCTTACGAGGAGAACTCCCGCAGGCACACTGGACCATGACTTCACTGCCGAATTCTTCGATGACAGTGTAATCGTTAATCCGTGTGCCCACGGGAGTAGTAGACGTTCTTTCGTTCATACGTCTATTATAGCATAATTAGCCGAACTTTGCTGCATATTTCAAAGAGTCCACCAATTTATCTATAGCCTCTTTCGTACTATAGTAAATATTTTTGCGGTGGTTATTGGGATGCCCTGCCCGCTCCTTGGCAATCGTTGCGTAGTAGGCTGCCAGCATTGCGAACTTAGTTGCGAGAGCCTGAAGCTCCACAATCAGCCGGGTTGCGTAAGAGACTGGAATGTCAGGCTTGGAGATAATCTTGATGACA